GAGAACTTGAAGCTCCCAGGCTTACTGTCCTCCGTTTCTACCTCATCATCATAAATCCTCAGCACGTCTGACTCAGGATCGTGCAGGACATAGGTCGTGCCGTTATAAAGACACGTTACTTTGTACATTACAGGATCCCCCTCTCATACGTGATACGGACGGTTCCGGATCCCACAAAGCGGATGCTGTTGTTTCCGGATGCAAGGTGGATCTCTGGAACTCTGTTATTTCCGGACGAAAGCTGATACGTCTTACTCCCGAATGTCATTGACATCGCGGAGCTACAATAGACCGTGAGCGGGCCATTGTAATCTTTTCCTACGCAGGTAACGTACCCAGAACTGCTGACAGTCTGGTTTACAGTCACAGATTCGAGCTTATACGGGAATGCTTCATCGCATTGCAATACAACTTTGCCGGTAACGGGGTTGCTCCTTTCTGGCGCGACAGTGAATCTGCCTTTGTAGTACCAGTCTGGATCTGTACTGAGGACAAGCTTCGTTTCTGTTCCATCGTAAAGCTTGAACAAAGTGGACATCAGGGTGCGCCATGCTTCCTGCGTAATATCCCTTATGTGGAATTCTACTGTAATCGGCCTTGTGCTGTAATTCACCTTCCCGTTCAGAGCAAGCGTTGCATCGAGCTTCCCGGGCCTTCCAGGGACATCAATCAGACGTATGACGGGGACGGGGTTTCCGATGCTGTACGTAAGCAGTTCCATGTTGTGTGCAGTGAGCATGTTCGTTCCGTTAAGCGTCGCATATGCATGGGCTGCATTCCTGCTCTCCCCATGCTGAAGGTACTGTCCAGGCGTGACGGTTTCGGGTCTGCCTTGATACTGGGTATACTGTCCTGGCGTTACGTTTTCATTCACGCCCTGATACTGTGTGTATTGTCCAGGCGTGACAGTTTCCGTTCTTCCTTGATATTTCAGGTACTGCCTGCTCATTGTCAATTCCCCCTTCCCCTGCCGTTCTCAGACTGGTCGATACGATACATCTCGTAGTTGACTGCAGGCGTTACTTCTCTTGCGAATTTCTTCTTGTCAAGGTACAGGTTCGTATGTATCTCCATCGGGCGGTTCCCTTCGAGCGTTCCGCTGACAGTAACATTCTGCTGGCTGGTGCGTTCTGACCTTGCCTGTTCGTATTCCTGTGCGCCTGTCTTGTCAAAGCTGATTCTTGATGACTCGGCATCGACTGCGCCCTGCATCCTATCGGCAAGCGAAGCCATCTGGTCATCGGCATTTTTCAGGAGGTCTGGCATTGAGTCTTCAATGCCTTCCCCGACTCCTGGCGGGATCCATTCACCAACTCTCTCTGCAAACACTTTAGACGGCGAGCCAATTCCAAGGGCGTCGCAGACTCCATTTACGAGGCCTGAGAAGAAATCGGTCACAGTGTTCCACAGCCAGTCGGCCATATTCTGGATTCCGTCCCATACACCGCGTACGATGTTTTCGCCGATCTCCATCATCTTGTCCGGGAGCCCTTCGACCACAGAAACGAAATTGTCCCAGAAATCCTGCGCCGCAGAAGTCGCTTTTTCTGCAAGATCAGATGCGAACTGAGCAACATTTTCTATTGTGGAATCGAGCCATTCTTTCACTTTGCCTGGAAGCTCAGAAATAAACTCGCTTACCTTCGCTACAAGGTCTTGTGCAGCCTTTGTAGCACTGTCGAAAGCGTCTTTGCCCCACTGCACGATATTGTTGTAGGTATTTACAAGCCATTCCCAAACTTTATCAGGCAGCTCCATGAAGAACGTGACGATGCCGTCGATGATCTGCGGGATGGTTTCTGCCACCCATGAAATCGCATCAATTCCAAACTGGATTATCGACCCCAGCACTAGGCCGATTGCGTATCCGACGTTGTATGGAAGGTCTGTCAAAAACTGACCGATTGCATCTGCTGCATTTGACAGGAATTCGGCTATCGACTCTATTGCGTCAGAGAAAAACTGAGCCGCCATTTCAACGAGAGCAGAAAAGAATTCGGTTATCTTCGCAGGCAGTTCTGTGAACCACGTAACAACGTTGGTAAATGCTTCCGGAAGCGTAACGGTAAAGAATTCAATGATCGCCTGTACAGCTCCTGCAACGAACTCTGTTACAGCGGTCCAAACCTCGTTTACGAGGTTCCTGAAATCTTCATTCGTGTTGTACAGAACAACAAGTCCTGCAACAAGTCCTGCGACAGCAGCTATGACCAGTGCAATGGGATTCGCGGCAAGGACAGGGAACAGCATTTGGAAAACGCCAAGCACGCCCCCAGCAGCATCCTTTAAAGCCATTATCTTTCCGACAAGGCCAACGATGGTTGTCGCAAACCCAAAAACCTGCTGTCCGGCAAAGACGGCAGCAATGATCGGGATCAGAATGTCGAGATGCTCCGCCAAGCCTTTCAGCAGTTCGATGATAGGCGACAGTCCTGGGATCGCCTGTTCTACCCCGTCAAGGAACGCTTTTGCGATCTGCCCTGCGGTATCGATTATCGCCGGCATGTTATCTATCAACGCGCTGGCAAGCTGTGCAATGATACTTGCGGCAGACGCTCCAATGGTCGGCCCGTTGTCGATCAGCGCCTGGGCGAGCGTTGATGCGGCTTCTTTTGCAGTTTCAATAAGCTGGGGGATGTTCTCTGACAGGTGGGACAGGAGCGACGCAAGCAGTTCAGCTGCTGCTGAGTACATCGTCCCAACGTTGGTTATGATGGCATTTGCTATGGCGGTTACAATCTCTGCGCCAGACGCACCAAGTTCATCGACGTGCTCGCTGATCGATTTGGCAAACGACGATACGAAGGTGGATGCAACATTAACTATCTTAGGGACGACTTCCCCAGCCATGACGGCTATCTGGGCAAATGCATCGCCTGCTGCCTCAGCAAGACCTTCGAAGCCATTCTCCTTGTAGGCATCGTTCATGCTGTTGACCATGTCTTTAAAGGCAACAACAGTGTCTTTCGCGGAAGTCTGGACGTCTTGGTACAGCGTCAGGGCAAGCCCTTCAAGGGAGCTTTTCAGAATGACGATCTGCCCTTGCAGATTGTCGTTCATGGTCTCAGCCATCTGTTCGGCAGCCCCGTCGCATCCGTAAATCGCATCCGTCAGGGCGTTGTAATCTTCTTCAGACGAATTGACGATGGCAAGCAATCCAGCCATTCCTTGCCTGCCTGCGAGGGTGGCGGCGTACTGTGCTTTCAGTGCGCCTTCTGCCCCAAATGCCTTGTGATACAGTTCTTCTGTGGCCTTGTTATACTTTTCCTCGGTGATCGCACCAGATTCAAACTGGGAGTCAAGGTCAGCAAGAGCGGCCGCAAATTCCTCCTGCGGCATTTGGATATTTCCAAACGCTTCACGGAGGTCTCCCATCACATCTTTCAGGGATTTTACGCCACCTTCTCCATCTTCAAGAGACAGATTAAGATCGCTCATGGCTTCAGCGACCTGGTCAGTCGGCTTCGCCATGTTCGTGATGATATTCCGGAGTGCGGCGCCGGCCATCGTAGACTTGATTCCGGAGTTCGCCATAAGACCGAGTGCAACAGCAACATCTTCAGCCTTATATGCCATCGCTCCGGCAACGGGTGCGACATACTTGAACGATGTGCCGAGCAGCGACACATTCGTATTCGAGTTACTGGATGCGGCAGCGAGGATGTCTGCGAAATGAGCACTCTCCTCGGCCTTCATTCCGAATGCTGTAAGAGCATCTGTTACGATGTCAGATGTCGTGCCAAGATCTTCACCTGCAGCAGCGGCAAGGTTCATGACGCCTTCAATGCCGTTGAGCATGTCTTCCGACTTCCAGCCTGCCATCGCCATGTATTCAAATGCCTGGCCTGCTTCTGTTGCGGAGAACTTAGTCTTCGCACCCATCTCCATGGCCTTTGCATTGAGCTCGGTCATCTGGTCACCGGTTGCTCCGGAGATTGCTTCGACCTTTGACATCTGGGCTTCGAAGTCAGAGCCCATCTTGACTGCGGCTGCTCCAAGGCCGGCAACAGCGGTCGAAACTCCTGCAATGATCTTTGCAGTGGTCCCGACCGCTCCTTTTGCAAGGCCTGCTATCTTGCTGGCTCCGTTGTTGAAGCCGTTCGTATCGATCTTTGTATCGAACTTCAGAGTGCCATCGTAAGCCAAAACAATCACCCCGCCTTTTAGGCGGACAGCGGTTATCGGCACATGATGGCACTACTTAACTGTCTGTCCTTTCTCAATCCTGATTTCAAATTCTTTCTTGCAGTTTCTTCCTTTACAGGTTACATGAACACCTTTGCAATCAGCCTTGCTGCCATAATACACAGGCATCTTGTATCCGCAGTAAGGGCATCGGACCTGCATCTTTTTATCGTTCATGAATGTCGTCCCTTTAACAGGCTGTCAACATCACCGCCGTTCTTGAGGGCTTCGATCAAAGCATTGGATTCATCGTATTCTTTCTGCGACATAGGCAGTGCATGGATCGACTTCATCTTGTGCAGGAAGTTCTTCTCGCTTTTCGACATATCGCTTGTTATCTTTGCTGTCCTGTATCCCATGATCTTGGCAAACTCACAGTTGTGGTCAAGTCCTTTGAACATAGCTCTGAACTCCCACCAATGAAGATCTCTCACAGTAACAAGGTTAACACCGTACTGCTGCAGAAACGCAGCATAGATATACTCATCGTCATAATCAAACGAGTATGCTCTTTCATGAGGTTCGTAGCAGTCGTCTTCCTCTTTTTCGCTGTTGTCGCTAGCCAGCTTCCTTTCCTTGTCCGTTCTGCCGCACGTGTAAAACCATATGATCGCTTTGATGACATCTTTTGCATCGGCCTCTCCGTCAATCCCATACGGGAAGGCCAGGTCGATTGCTGCCACTGCTTTGTCGACAGGCTTTACAGAATCGTCCTGCATGAGCAGCTCAAACAGCACCCATGTCCTGAAGCCGGTTTCAATCGGATATACAGCCTCGCCTATAGCAACCTCATCAGGAGGGGTGTCTATCAACAGATTCATCATGTCCTCCGGGCATACTGCTTATTGAACTTGTTCCTTTTCTGATTTGCCCTGCGCTGTTCCCTGTTCTGAAGTCTGCTGACTCCGTACTTGTTGGAGATAGACTGAAGCTGTTCGTCAAGTTTCTGTCTCTGCGACGTAACTATAGCAAACGCCTCCATGTGATCATCAAGGCGGCATTTTCCTCCGAAAACAGCTTTTGCAGTCCCTTCGCCAAACAGATCATCAAAGAACTTGTCCACGTATTTGCACTGCTTGCGCATACTATCGGCAGATGACAGACCATCATACTGCGTGGGTTCCTGGATCTTTTCTGCTATTTCTGTGCAAAGGTTTTCAAACTTCTCCATGACATCTGCGTCCATGAGATCAAGTTCAAGATCGATTCCGTTGATGCTGATTACGCCCATTTCTTCCCTCCGTTATTTATCAGGCTGCTGCTTCTGTGAACCTCTTCGTAGTCGTGTTGAACGTACCGAGAACCGGGTCGCCGATCGTGTTCAGGTTTCCAGACAGGGACATCTTCTTCTCGCCGGTAATCGAAGAAACCTCAACAGCAACCTTGAACTTCCTTGCTTCGAAGGTGTTCGTGCCGGTTGCGGGGTTCCACAGTTCTACGCGGCAGTATTCTGTTTCTGCGTCAGCGCCGATGTAGTGGTTCCTCCCGATCGTGTAGATGAAGTCGATTGCCTCCTCATCAGCGATCTGTTCGGCCTCGTACGGGAACGACGTTTCGTAACCAACTACCGATGTGGTAGACGACTTGTCGTTAACGTACTGGACGGTATCTGTCTGGGCATTCGGTTCCTCGTCAAGTGTCGTGAAGCCGGCTCCCATGAGCACCCAGTTAGGCGATGCCTCTGTGCCAACATTCAAGTAGTCGGCATACTGGTATCTCTTAATAACATTTCTTCCCATCAGTTTCTAAACCTCCTTGTAATAATTCAGCTGAAGCTGTATCTGGTATCTTGCGCTTCTCATTGACGCATCAAAAATGTACCCGGGAGACATTACTTCAAGCTCCTGCGGATAACATCCTTCAGGCATTTCAGGGTAGTTTCCGACCCTGTCCTGCTCATTGACCCATTCGGCAAATTGTTCATAGAACGTGCTGTTCTGGATATTCTGAAGGCGGTCCATTGTGTAGAACTCCCTGCTGCCAAACGTGAACTGGTACACCATATCGGCATCCCCGTTCACGTACTGTTTGACGACCGGATTGAAGACACCTGTTTCAATCAGGTACTCCATAGGCTCGTCTCCAAGGGCGTCTACTCTGAAAACACCTTCGTCCAAAAGCGGGCACGCCATGAAGTACGCTGTGATTCCTTCAATTATCGAACTAACCATTCCTGAAATGCTTCACCCCTTTCAGTATTGCCTCCTTGTGCGAAGCCTTCATCCTTTCAAACCATTTGCTTCCTCGTCTCGGGTCATACCATCTGCTCTGTGCGGTCTCGTAGTACTGCGTGTGGGCATACGGGGCGATCTGACGCACCTCACCACTTCCTATCACAGTGCCAAGTGTTGCGGAACGTATGAGCGTTCCTGTCCGTTTCGGCGTGAGCGGGTCGCAATACCTGATCACTTCGCTGTCGACAAATTTCTGGGCAGCAGTGAACTGTGCCCCTCTTTTGCTCGCAAACGTCGGGGACCATGTGAGCCCTGCACTGTTTCCAGGCTGGTTGACTTTCGGTGCCATAGCAGCCTCCTTTCAGTCGTCGCAAGCCAGGCTTATTCAATCCTGAGATCTGATCCGGGTTCCCAATCAGGGTTCATCAGGGTCATCAGCTCGCATATCTTCTGCTTGAGCATCTTGTTCTCGCTCATGAGCCGTTCATTTTCTTCCTTGAGGCTGTTTGCCTCTTCTTCAATGTCTGGCGGATCATACAAAGGATTCCCGTCCATATCGACGATCCTGTAGCCGAGAGCTTTGTACTCGGCCTTCTTCTCTTCAGGGATGAGGATGGACCTGTTCCTCTTCATAGCCCTCAGCATAGTTGTCTCCTTTCTCAGCCGATCCCGTTGATCCTCCAATGCTGGACTCTCCTCGTTCCATGCACTGTGTTGTCTGCGAAGCTCATGACACGTACGACCTCAATATCTGGATCAGGCAATAAACCGGTCTCATAAAACGAATCGTCAGTCTCAACAGCTCCTATGGCAATTACGCCGCTTTTCTGGATAGTCCAATACTGTGCTGCTTCTTCCCTTGTCAGCTTCGCATAATCCTTTGCATCGATGTACCTTTTCCCGCCAGTCTTTGCCGTTACGGGGATCCGTATGACATACGACGTGGTAGTCTGCTTTGAGCTTCCTCCGGAAACGGACTGATTGCAAAAGACGGACGCTTTTCTGACAATAGTCGGGAGCATGTACTCCCGTCTTTGGTTTTTGTCAACAAGCCTGTTGAAGATGGTGATGTCCTTGCCATACTTGTCGGCAGTTATCATGCTGTCCTCCTACGGATAATATCCCCATGGCCGTTTCTTCCCGACGCACCTTGCGAGCAGCCCCGTGAAGCCGAGGTAATCGTATGCAGCCTGATACATTGCATTCCTGGCTTCGGACGCATCCACGCGCCCATACGATACGGAATAGCCGTCGTTTGATTCGCTCGATACTCCGCTCACTGTTGATGACGAAAGCATCCCCTCTCCAGACACCGCAATGTTGTCAATGACGGCGCACATGGCCATCTTGACAGCATTTGCAATCTTGTCGGTCATTGCTTCTGCAGGATACTTCGGTATCCTCCAGGCAGTGATCATGTCGATGAAAGCTTCGGCTCTTGCTTCATATTGATCGAACCGGTCCTCGTCAGCCTCCATTCCGCCGTATGTATCACTGTAGAACTGCCAATCAACATATGGACTTACAAGGACGGTCTGGGCTTCATTCTCATTTCCCATATCTTCCTCCATACAGAAAAAGCCACAGGCTCAGGATTTTCTCCATTGCCTGTGGCTTTCGTTTCAAGGTGCGTTATTCTGGGACTCGCATTATCCTCTGGACAGGATACGGGCGATGGCAATCGCCTTGTGGTTCATGTACTCGGTGTTCTCGCCATCAGCAGAATGGACGATCTCCCAGTTCCTGCCGTCCTTCAGCTCTTCATCAGTCGGGGAAAGACGGGACATATACGCCTGCGTGAAGCTGATTCCCCAGGGCGCGAAGCTCTTTCTCTGACGGGAGAACAGTGCGTCCTGGCCACCTTTGGACTTAGGATCGCGGTCCATCTCGTACGGAACCTTAGCGCCACAGTCGGTGTACTCGATCATGCCGTTGCCGAGCAGGTACGTGGTGTACTGCGTATAGCCTTCGGCGGTCATCTCGTAGTAGTTGCCGATGGAAGCGACTGCAGGCTCTGCGACGGCAGTGTACGTATACCCTGCGCTTGCGGATCCGCTGCGGGTGTAGTAGGTCTTTGTCGCGTCGATGGCTTCGTCGCTTGTCTTTGCATAGGTCGGCTCGACCTCGGTCGCAGGCATATCATCGTCGATCAGGACGAGGCGGCCATTGACTGTTGCAAGGTTGACATCCCTCTGAATGCCGTTGGCGTCATTGTACTTTGCGTACACGAGGATCTTGAGGTTCTCAAGATTCGTTGCGACCATGGAATGCATAATCGCAAGTGCAAAAGAGGACTTATTGTCACCGCACGCCTTCTGCAT